GATGGCAACCGGCTATGCCGCGAAACCGGCGGCAACGCAAACACAAATGTGGCCTGGCGCACCGTCCTGGGTGAAATCATTTGACGATTACACCAGGTGGAAACGTCAGCAATCGACTGCGACCGGATTTTTGTCGACGGTGAAAACGTCATCGACCGGCCTGACCCCGGAAGAACTTATTAAGAACGTATTAGTCACTAAACTCACCGGCTGATGGGTAAGACACCAGACCCGCAGGCGATCATTCGCCGCTGCAAAGAACTCAAGAATAAGCGCGAGAATTGGGATAACGTGTGGGATGAGGTCGCGCATTTTGTGCTGCCGACCAAAGCCGACTTTGTCTCCAAGCGCGAGGGTGGTGCCAAGCGTGACCAGGAGTTATATGACTCCACTGCAATTACCTCTAACCAGACCCTGGCCTCGGGGTTACATGGTGCGTTAACGGCACCCAGCGGCCGCTGGTTCCATATCCGCTTTCGTGAGGAAGGTCTGAACAACGATGATGCTGCAATTGAGTGGCTCGAGGATTCGGTCGACCGAATCTACAAGGCGATTGAGGAGTCGAACTTTAATTCTGAGGTTAACGAACTCTACCTGGACCTTTGCTGTTTCGGCACTGCAGCGATGTTGGTCGAGACCGATAAGACTGACAACCAGGACAGCCTCAACTTCCGAACCGTGCATCTTTCCGAGATTGCGGTTGCGGAGAACGTCGACGGAAATGTCGACACCATCTATCGTTCACTGAAGTTCACAGCACGCCAGGCCAAGCAGTTATTCCCAACAGAAGATCTAGGCGAGTCGATAGAACGTGCCCTGGAGGACAAGCCAGATAAAGAGTTTGAATTTATCCATGCGGTCTATCCACGACCTGATGTGGGGGCAACCGAGTTGGCACTCGGCAAGGATCGCCCCTGGGCCTCATGTTGGGTGCAGGTCAAAGACAAGAAACTGATACGCGAGGACGGTTACTACGAGTGCCCCTGGATGGTGCCGAGGTGGTCAAAACTCTCGGGTGATGTTTACGGGTTCAGCCCTGCGATGATGGCACGCGCTGATATTCGCACCCTTAACGCAGCAAAACTGTTCGAGTTGCGTGCCTGGGAAAAGACGATCGACCCACCGACATTGGCATCTTATAACGGCATCATCGGTGACCTGAGATTAGATCCAGGCGGCCTTACCTATGTGCGCGACATCAACGGCATCAAGCCATTGCAAAACGGCACGCAGTGGCAGGTAAGCCAAATCAAGTCCAGCGAACTGATCACCAACATTCGTAGAGCGTTCTTTAACGATCAATTGCAACTGCATGAAGGTCCGAACATGACGGCAACAGAAGTGCGTGCCCGAATGGAACTGATGCAGCAGATCCTGGGGCCGGTTGTGGGTCGCCTGCAAAGCGAGTTTCTGAATCCGCTGATCCAGCGTGTCTTTATGGTGATGTTCCGGGCCGGCCAGTTTGATGAGCCTCCGCAGTCGTTGATGGGGGGCGGCAGCAAACTCGATGTCGAGTATGTCTCACCCCTGGCACGCGCTCAAAAGATGGAAGAAGTGTTTGCCGTGGAACGTTGGTTTGAGCAGTTGGGCGGCATGGCGCAGGTCGATCCAACGGTGCTTGATGTTGTCGACTTCTCCAAGATCGGGCGGATGCTTGCCAAGCGGTTGGGTGTTCCCGGTGAGGTGATGAAATCCGAAGATCAAATGATGCAACTTCAAATGCAGCGGCAGCAGGCAGAGCAGGCACAAGCGCAGATGATGCAGCAGCAGGCCGCACTCGAGCAGGCAGGCCAGGCAGCGCAGGTCGCTGGTTCTATCGATGAGGTAGGTCAGGACAGTGTTGCTGGTGTGGTCGCTGGGCTGCAGCCTCAATGATTACACCTGATGACTTTCAAAAAAAATGGCTCAAGGTCATGGACTCGCCTGACGGTGAGGTCATCCTAGCAGGCCTACTAGAGATGTATGTAATGAGAACATCTCACACTCCAGGAGACCCATATCAAACGGCTTTTCACGAAGGCGAAAGAAATGTGGTCAATTTTCTATTAAATCTGGTCCGACTAAAGGGTAACTAGACATGGCTGAAACTGAAACCACTGAATCTGTTCTAACTCAAGAGACACCACAAGAGAGCACCAGCGGCGGCACCTGGCGCGAATCACTGCCAGAGGATCTGCGCGAGTCGGGATCTCTTAAAGATATTCCCGACATACCCACCCTGGCAAAAGCCTATAACGATGCGCAGTCCTACATTGGCCGCAGTATCCGCATACCTGGTGAGGATGCCGGCGAAGACACCTGGAATGACTTCAACGCCAAACTCATGGATGTGCCTGGCATGGCTAGGGTGCCGACCGAGGATTCTACCCAAGAGGATTGGACAGCCTTTTACAACACGATGGGCAGACCGGAGGCGGCTGCGGATTACCGCATTGAACGCGCCGAGGGAATGCAGCCGAGTGAGGCCGAAGGACCGCTGCTGGAGAAACTACACGAATTAGGTCTCAACAGTTCACAAGCCTCTGGCCTAGTGAACTGGATGAACCAAGGTGTCAACGTAGTGAATGAGGACGGCGAGCGATCTCAGGCCGAGGCGATCTCCAGCCTTAAAGATGATTGGGGCCAGGCGTTTGACAGCAAACTAAAAGATGCCAAGGCTGCACTGCAGGTCTACGGTGATGAAAGTCTGGTTAACGAACTTAACGCAACCGGCCTGGGTAATAACGTGCAACTGATCAGAGCGTTCGCTGAGATCGGCAAGGGCTTTTCTGAAGATCCCGCGATTGCGGCAGGCGAGAGCAAATCAATGGGTATGACACCAGCCGAGGCGAGATCTCAGATTGACGAGATACAGGGCAACCCAGGCCATGCGTATTTTGACGATGCAAACCCAGGTCACCAGGCTGCGGTTGAAAGAATGCAAAAACTTTATCAGTCAGCGTATGTGTCTGATGAAACCCAAGAACCTGACGCTTTCGAGCGGAGGTTTGCCAACGGGTAGCCCCTCGGGGTCCGTTACCTAGCGACCAGGTGGGTCGCCGCTGACGAGCGCAAACGCAGATGGGTCCGTGAGGACAGCCCATTGAAACCAAAGCACCGGCTAACGCCGGTTTTTTTAATTTCAATGAGGACTAACTCATGGCCTATACAGGCAATAAATGGTATGCACAGCAGTACCAGGATGCCGTTCTGCAGTTGGCACAGCAGAAGGGATCGAAACTGCGAAACGTGGTCTTTACCAAGACTGCAAATTCCGAGAAGGTCAATTTCGAGCGACTCGGATCAACTGCGGCAGTCTCTAAAACGACCCGCTACACCGATACGCCCAACGTGGAGATGACCCACTCAAGGCGTACCGTCACCCTGGCCGATTACCATTGGGCCACCATGCATGATTGGACAGACGATGTCCGAATGCTGGTAGACCCCAAGGGTTCCTACACCAAGGCTGGTGCCTGGGCGATGGGGCGTGCGATTGATGATCTGATCATCACTGCTGCTCTTGGCAATGCTGTTGATGGCGATGCAACCAACGTGGCGCTGCCTGCTGGGCAGAAGATCACCGAGGCATCGACCGGCGGCATGACTCTCGCGAAAATCCTGGAAGCGAAACGCATCCTGGATGCTGGCGAGGTTGAGAATGAGGATCGGTATTTTGTCCTCGGGTCGCAGCAGTTGGAAGATCTGCTAAATGTGACAGAAATCAAAAGTGCTGATTACAACTCTGTAAAAGCACTGGTGAATGGTCAGATTGACTCTTACCTTGGTTTCAAATTCATTCGCAGTGAGCGTCTTAACACGACCGGCACAACCAAACGTCAGTGTATTGCGTTTCAGAAAACTGGTCTCGGTCTTGCCATTGGCAAAGACATGATGACCAAGATCGATGAGCGGCCTGACAAGTCATACGGCTGGCAGGTGTACCTGGCCTGGGCAATGCAAGCCACGCGCATCGAAGATGAGCGTGTCGTTGAAGTGCAGGCGCACGAAGCCTAATCTTCTCTCCTGGGGATTGGCGGCCTTTCGGGGCCGCCTTTTTCCTTGGGCCTGGAAGGTTTCGACGTTGAGAAAAATTAAATTCCTCACCGGACCTCGGTTCGAGTCCGAGCAGGTCCACCATTGACAAAAAGAAACTACCGCAAAGAGTACGACACATACCACTCGAGTGCGGATCAAAAGAAACGTCGAGCATCAAGAAATGCAGCGCGGCGTTTAATGATTGCGGCCGGTGCCGCACGAAAAGGAGATGGTAAGGACGTTGATCATAAAGATCGCAACCCAACGAACAACTCACGCAAGAATATTCGCGTGACAACTCAAAAGACTAACCGAGGATGGCGTAAAGGCAAATAATGGCATTTTCAAAACTTTCCATCATTAATGATGCCCTCACGCTATTGGGCACTAACCGCATCACCTCATTGAGTGATGGCAGCACTGAATCTGCCGTGATGAACCAGATTTTCGATGGAGTCCAGGATGGTGTGATGCGTGCTTACCCCTGGAACTGCTTAACCAATCGCACGCAGTTGGCCGCGTCGACCACGACCCCGGCATTCGGATTCGATTTTCAATATCCGCTGCCGACAGATCCGTACTGCCTCCGGGTGCTCGAGTTGAACGAGACAACCAACCTGGATACCTGGAAGGTCGAAGGGCGCAACCTTTTGACCAATGCCTCGGCCTGCAAGATTCGTTTCATTGGGCGACCCGACTCACTCGGTGAGATTGACGGTCTGTTAGCCCAGGCGATTGCGGCACGACTCGCCGCTGATGCGGCCTACACCCTGGTGCAATCCAATGGGGTTGCGCAGTTGATGTGGCAGATCTACGCGAGCAAAATTCAAGAGGCGCAGTCGATCGATCAAATTGAATCCTCAAGGGATCATTTTGTCTCAACCAGGTTTGAAGAAGTTCGGGCCGGTGTTGATTCAAATGGGATTCGATTCGGCAGGGCATGGTGGTAAGTGGCGCGCACTCACGCGATCCAGACCAACTTTTTGAGTGGCGAATTGTCGCCGCTGTTGCATGGTCGAGTCGACACCGAGCGTTATGGTGATGCTGTCCAGACCTGTGAGAATTTCATCATAAAGGTTCACGGTGGTGTCGAACGTCGAGGCGGCACGCATTACGTTTCTGAGGTCAAAGACTCAAGCAAAGAAGTTCGCTTGATTCGCTTTGAGTTTAATCGGACGCAAAGTTATGTTCTCGAGTTTGGCGATGAGTACATCAGGTTTTACACGCAAAACGGACAAGTGCAATCTGGCGGCAGCGCGTATGAGGTTTCATCTCCCTGGACCGAGGCGCAACTGGATGAAATCCAAGTGGCGCAGTCGGCGGATACGATGTACATCGTACATCCCGATGTTTCGCCGCGAAAGTTGGTACGTTCCAGTAACACCTCCTGGGCGTTAACGGCACCCTCATTCACGGCACCCAAGTGGGATGCCACAGACAAATATCCTCGAGCGGTCGTGTTCCATCAGCAGCGGCTTTGGTTTGGCGGAACTGAGGCAAAGCCGCAGTCGATTTTTGGATCAAAGACTGATGACTTTGAGGACTTCACGACCGGCACCAGCGATGACGATGCATTGGAATATGCGATCGCATCATACAAAGTCAACACCGTCGAATGGATGTCATCGACCGAGGTGCTCCTGGTCGGCACCAGCGGCGGCGAGTTTAAGGTTACCGGCGGCAGTGCTGCGCTGACACCATCCAATGTGCAGGTAACCAGGCAGACCTCCTACGGTGGCAAGAACATTCAACCCCGGCACATCGGTTACCAGACACTGTTTGTGCAGGGCACCGGCACTGCGGTGCGATCCTACGAATATTCCTGGGGCAACGATTCTTACGAATCCGAAGATTTGACGTTTCTAGCCGAGCACATCGGCAGCGAAGGCATCAAGGATATGACGTACCAGATGGTGCCCGATAGCATCCTCTGGTGCGTCCTCGATAACGGCATCCTGGCCGGCATGACCTACGAAAAAGGTCGCAAGATTGTGGGCTGGCACCGACATACAACGGATGGCCTTTTTGAATCAGTCTGTAGCATTCCGCAATCGTCAGTCGACCAGGTGTGGGTCGCAGTCAAGCGCACCATCGATGGTTCGACCAAGCGGTACATCGAGTACATCGACCCTGACCTGCACGTTGATTCGGCGTTGACCTACAGCGGCAGCGCGATTACCGCGATTACCTCCGGTGGTTTGTCTCACCTTGAAGACAAGGAGGTCAGTATTTTGGGTAACGATGCGGTCGTGCCCAATGACACGGTCTCAAGCGGCAATATCTCGTTTGGTGGATTCTCGGTGTCGGCTGCCGACATTGGTTTGCCGTTCACAAGCACTCTGAAGACTTTACCAATTGAAGGAGGCAACCCAGCCGGCACTGCTCAAGGTCGCCGCAAGCGTTGGAATGAGATTTATGTTCGTCTGCACAATTCTTTCTACCCCAAGATTAACGGCATCCGACCCCCGGTGAGGACTCCCTCGACCGGCATGGGCAACGCCGAGCCAAAAACGACAGGTGATGTGCGTATACAAAATGAAGGTTACGACACTGGCGGCCAGGTCACTGTCACACAAGATCTGCCAGGGCCAACTCACCTGCTTGCGATATTCGGCACGCTTTCGGTTCATGGGGGTTAACTGATGGTCGCCACGGCACTGATGATCGGCGCACAATTGATCGGCGCAGCAATGACTGCCAGCGCCCAATCAAAGGCTGCTGACAAGGCCGAGGAAATTGGCAAAGCCAACGCTGTAGACCTGCGCGACATCAGCGGCCAGAATGCTGATCAGATCAGGCACATTGCAGGTCTGAATAGCGATGCTATTCTCTCGACAGCAAACCTTAACGCGAGTAGCGTGCTGGACATTGCCGAGGCGAATAGCCTGGCGCACCTGGACTCGACGCTTTCCAATATGGACCTGGCGGCGACCGAGAACCTCGAACTGCTGCGCCGGCACGTTTTACAGGAACGCGCGCTGGCAGGTTCTATCCGCGCTGCCACTGGTGCCAGCGGTGTCAGAGTGGGCCAGGGTTCACCGCTTGAGGTTCTGGTTGATTCAATCGAGCAGGGTTACGGTGAGCGGCAGTACCTCGCGAACTACGCGACCAAGCGACTGCTGATGATGGGCAAGGAAGGCATTACCCGAGCCAAACTGACCATGATGGATGCCGAGCAGCGATCCAAGGTGCTCCTGGAGACTGCTGCACTCCAAGCGATGATTACGCGCGAGGAGGGTGAATCCTCCGCTACGATTATGCTGAACGATGCCGAACTCAACGCCAAGTCACTCGAGCGTGGTGGTAGCCTGATTGCGGCCAGCCAGCGCGCTGGTGCGACTGCCAGCCTGATCAGCGGCATCATGGGTGCTGGCAATACCTTCCTTCAATATGGTGGTGGGTCTACTGCAACCTACCAGGCACCGGCAATAAACACATCATCTGGTGGATACACCGGAAAATTCTCAGCAGGGTACTCCGGGTAGTTTATGAAACTTCCACAATTCCAGCACACCGCTAGTCCTTCAATGTCTGGCGCTTACGAGCAGCCGGTGTTGCGAGCGCAGCCAACGATGCGGCCAGCGGTTCAACGCAACACCTCGGCCTATATGCGCGACCCTCGAGCCGGTCAGCGCAATATGCAGTTGGAAGTGCAGGCAGTTGCTGCGCAGGCAAAACCGTTCCTAGCCATGTCAGAGGGTTTAACACAGATCGCGGAAACCTTTGCCAAGGTAGATGCCGAGGAGGAATTAACTTCTGCTAATCTGGACCTGCGCACCAAGACCGAATCGATGCTTGCTAACATGAAAGCGATGCCCATAGCGCGTCAGGAAAGCACGCTGAACGGTCATACCGGCAGTATTGATACCACCTATGCGCCGGTTCATAAAACCTCATATAAGGCATTCAGCGCGGCCCTATTGCATGAACGCGACAGGTTGGCAAAAACCCTGCCGCGTAACGTGCGTGCAGCATTTTTGAAAGGTTCAGTAAATTACATTGCCCAGGCCCAGGCCGAGGCACAGTCGACCAATCGAAAGCAGCACATTACTTACCTAAAGGGTAAAACCTATGAGCACTTGAAGAGTGCTACCACACTCTCCCAGATTGATTCCATTGCGTCTAACAATGCTACCGTGTTGTCATGGGATCCCATCGAACTTGCCAAGTTAGTCGAATCACGAAAGCGCGAATTAGCGGTCGACCATTATGGTTATCGTGTTCAGAAGATCGCGAACTATAGTTCCGATGCGCCAACGCAACTAAATGAAATACGCCGCGAATTGCGAAATAATGGGATGGAGGCAGAGACCGCTCCGACTGCGGACGGTGACCCCGCTCAAGTCAAAAATCAATACTTTGATCATCTCAAAAATGAAGATCGCAGTAAGATCCTCGAGGCGATCCAAAGCAAAATCAATCAGATTGAAAAGAATGCAAAAACCAATCGCGAAAATTGGGTAAACGATAAATTGGCGGATGTTCTAGCGAATCCCCAGAACTACAACGAAGGACAATTCCAGGAGATGCTGGCGGATCGTCAGATCATTGCCAGTGATCACGCCACACTGACTAATGCTTGGACCGCAGCGATTAACGGTCCTTTAAGTTCTATGCCTGGGGCACAGATAAAGTACAACCTGTCGATTGGAGATGATCTCCACACCATAGAGAACATCGCAAACGATGCTGAACTAACCGTTTCAGACAGACTCAAATATATTGCCAAACGCCGCGCCTGGGAAAAAGGAGTGCGCGCTTGGGATGATGAGAACAATCCGGTCAGTAACCTTGGTTATCTTGCGGTCAAGAAACTTGAACGACACTTTGGCTATTTGCCTGGTGGTTATATCAGCACAAGAGCGAAGAACCAAGCAGAATCCGATAACGAAGCCGCATTTATTGAAGTTTATGATCGCCTAGAACTACTGATGATGAGCGATCAATTCAC